GCAGAATAAATCTTTTGTTCTTGACTCTTGTTTGGTGTAATATTTCCACTACTGATATCATTGATCTCGCTCTGTGATAAACCCGAAGTCAACAACGCAATAATAACAGATTGTGTTAATGCATTATTCTTTTGCAATATCTGAATGATAGTAGACGGTAGACCAAATTTCTTAATGTAAGTAAAGTCTATTGCTTTACCTAAATTAATCAAGTCTTGACCAAATGATCTACTTGACAATGACACACCTGCTATATCACCACTGATCAAATCGTCTTGGTTACTGAATGTACCTTTTAAAAATGTTTCACTATCTTGGATAGCATAGATTGCTTCATTACTATATTTCATGAAGCCACTAAATGAATTAAAACTGTCAACAAAGAATTTATATTCAGGGCTGCCTGTCGGTGAATTCTCTAACTGTTCTAATGTTTTACCATTGAAATTGAATTCATTCCATGCTTGCAATGCCATGCAACGTACCCAGCCCCATTGAGTAATCATTCTGTTAGGTACTGTAAAATATGAACCGGGGTTATCAGGATCTTCTACTGTTGATAAGAAAGGATACCAACTTGCAAGTTGTCCTTCTGTCTGGTATGCATTTAATTTGTTGTACTCATCATTATAAACAGGATAGTCCCAACCATAAAAACCATATCCTGAGTTTGCAGGACCGGCTGCTTGCACTTCTCTACTAAATCTAGGTATAGTAGGAGGAACATAGTCTGGATGTTGATTGACCCACACATTACCTGGATCGCCCGGCTCCCATGTAGGCGGGGGACTATTGCCTAATGCAGGTATACGACTTTGCCCTATGTTTATTAGGTTGTTATATGTAGTAGCATCAACAGTTATAGAACCAGACGGACTTAGAGGATCTGCCTCACTAGCCGCACCACGTTTATATGCATCATTGATTGCATATGTCAACCATTTCAATGAAGTATCATTAACTATCTTGCCGGGTGTGTAGTCACCATCCGTAGATTGATTAACGCCCATGTAACTCTGAGCAGTTGGGTTGATGTAAAAGCCTATGTTCTGTAATAACGAACCTAAGACGTTTACACCTAATGGGCTTTGTTTACCTGAATTTGCCATGCATTAAGGGACAAAAACGTTGTCACTTCCTTCAACGATCTTGTGACCGCATGAGTTGCCGCTACCCACACGTAGTACAGGCACGTTCTCTGCGAACACAGTTGGACTACCTTCTGTAGTCTTGGCTTTGTTGTGTGGTGGCTTTGATCTTTTTGGCTCATGCGGAGTTATGTCGCTGACATGCAATCCTACAGCAATACCGTTAGCAAACACCGTACCGGCGCCTCTGACGATTTGTCCTCCTGTAGTGTTCTTATCTCCCTTGCGACTTAACTTCGGCATGATCTTATCCTAAAATAACTTTCTTCTCAGGAACCTTAATTCCTGTAGTGGCTTCGATATACTTCATTTTAACGCTGTCATCGGTTTCTGCCACTAACGCAATGCTATTAGTATTTAGTCTTACGTTACTATGCATATTTATGGTAAACATGCTAGGTACTAGTCCCAATCCCCCATTAGGGTTAGGTCCTATACTTACAGGGTCTCCTATAGTATAAAATCCTTCATCCTTTGCTAATAGTTTTGCGACAAGTTCTTCACCGCTGTTTAATTTAAAACTATACGTTTGTCCTGTTTCTATGTTCATTGATTTACTCTTTTTGAAATTTAATTTTTAATTGGTCGAAACCACCCACATATTCTTCACCCAAGAAGATTTGTGGTACTGTTCTGGCAGTTGGTACTGCTTCTAATAATTCTTCTTTTGTATAACCGTCACCGATTTTACGTTCCTCAATCTCATATCCCTTTTGCTGTAATAATGCTTTTGCTTGGTCGCAATAAGGACAATGATACTTACTCCAGATTGTTGCTTTCATTTTTATTGTTCTCCTTTTAAATATTGGGTAGATCGTCATAGTTAATGCTGTCACTCATGACACCAATAACATAATTAGTTGATTCGTTTTCTTGCAATGCAGTTTGTTTCTTGCTTGTATCGCTATGTTTGTTGAACCACGGAATAGGTGTGTTCTTTGGTGCAGGACTTTGATATTTAATACCTATATCTTTCAATGCTGTTACAGTAGTATAGTCTACAAAATCTTTTAAGATGTTTGCATTAAGACCAATCACACTACCTTTGCTAAACAAGTAGTCTGCCCATTCTTTTTCTTCACGTATCACATCCATATACATTCTGTATACTTCTTGTTCACATTCTTGTTTTGCTTTAGCAAAACGTTGATCTTCTTTTACTACTTGATTAATGAGGTAGGCAGTCCACCCTTTGTGTAGTAACTCATCTTGCAAAATCAAACTGATAATGTTGCCATTACCAATAAAGATTTTATTCTCAACCATTGCTAGACTTGTAGCAAAACTTACCATAAACCTAAATGCTTCTAGTGCGTAACTTGCATTGAGTGCTAGCCAAATTGCTTTGATGTGCTTTTCTTCAGTAACATCTAGATGAGAACCTAACTCTTTCATACAGTTAATTTTATGAAGATCATCATAATAATTGCCTACGCTACTTGCCATATCAACAATCTCTTTTGTATCATGGATAGTATTGAATACTTCCTTAGGCACGTTGTAGATGTTACGAATGATGTGGCTGTAACTGCGACTATGAATGTTTGTTTCAAAGAAACTCCAGTTATAAATCAATGCTTCTAATTCAGGCAATGATACGACTGGTGTGAACACTTGACTTGGTGCACGACCTTGTAAACTATCTAATGCTGTTTGTCTTAATAAGTTACTAGTGAATATGTGCTTAACTGCATCACTGGCTTCTTTGAAGTCATTGGCATCTTTAGTAAGACTGACTTCTTCTGGTACCCAAAAGAAACCACGTGCTGTTGTTTCAAAATCAGCAATCTTTTTGTATTTTACTTCTTCGAATCTTTGAATGGTTACAGGACCTTCCGGGTCCAAAAACATTTTTCTATTCAAATAATCTGTCTTTGTGTTTAAATTGTATTGTTGTTTACTCATAATAATATTCCCAGGTGTGATCATGTTTTATATGATCAGGTAACTTTAAAATAGACTTATTTTGAAAATAATCAAATAACATATCTGCTAATAACACATTAGCCTCTTCTGTCATATGACAATTTATCTTATCTTGTCTTTCATTTGCCCATCTAGTGTCGGGCACGTTCAATGATTTATGTATCACTTGACAATAATCCCAAAGACTAAAACCTGACATCCTATATTGACCTGCTTTATCTTTGTAGAAACTTTTATCATTTGCAGGTAGTATCAAACTTTTATCAAAAAATTTAGATTCTATATCTCTCACCATCAAATCCTGCGTGATATCCTGATAATCATTATCGCTTACTTCAAACCAGTGTTTTATCTTTTGAAGATTTTCTTTGAAATATGATGTAGAATTTTCATCTCTCATATAATGTTCTATAGTAGCAACATTAGACATGAATCTAGGTTGGTTGTTATAAATGATACTTTTAGTATATCGATATGGATCTCCTGCTATAAAAATAACAAAATCATAACGATCATATGTTTCTAAAAATTTTTTATAAGAGTAGAAAGTAGAAGCACCGCCAGCGCCATAACTAAAATCTACAGTAAAATCATTTTCTACCCTACCTCCTAATTTTTTGGCAAGTAGGTTGAACCAAGAAAAATGCTTAGTTTGTTCCGTCGTTGTTGCGAAACTGTCGCCATATACTGCTATCTTCATATGTTAATTACATGCACAACCTGTTTGGTCTTTTTTACCTAGATAGTCTGATATCGCTGCCTTTACTGCATCTTCTGCTAATATTGAACAGTGAATCTTAACTGGCGGTAATGCTAGTTCTTCGGCGATTTGAGAGTTTTTGATTTCTCCGGCTTGGTCAAGGGTTTTTCCTTTGACCCACTCAGTGACAAGACTGCTTGACGCAATCGCTGAGCCGCAGCCATACGTTTTAAATTTAGCGTCTGTAATAATACCTGTATCATTGTCCACCTTTATCTGTAATTTCATCACGTCACCACAAGCAGGTGCACCGACCATACCAGTACCGATATCGGTGTCAGACTTATCAAAACTACCTACGTTTCTAGGGTTTTCATAGTGGTCAATAACTTTTGAACTATAACTCATTCTATCATCCTTTTTTAAAGTTTGCAAGCCTCGCAGTCATCTTCTTCTAACTCGACTGTCCAGTTTTCTTTCGGTGGTTCAGTTTCAACTACTTTTGCACCTGCTTTGTTAATCAAACTATAATAGAAAGTCTTTAGACCCCACATATGCGCTTGCATTAAATTCTTGGCAATCAACGTAGTTGGAACTTTACGTTCTGGAAAGTGTGCAGGATTATAGAAAGTATTTGTTGATATGCTTTGATCAACGTATGCGGCTAGTACTGCGGCTGTTTTTAGATAACCGTCACAATCTTTCTGTTCCCACATCAATTGATATTTATTTTTTAATTTGTGGTACTCAGGAACCACTTGTACAAATGAACCTGCTTTACTTTCTTTAACACTAATCAAACTCATAGGCATCTCAATGCCGTTTGTGCTATTGATCACTACACTAGAACTTTCTACGGGTGCAATTGCCATCAATGTAGCATTACGAACTCCATACTGTTTCATATCGTTACGCAATAATTCCCAGTCTAGTTCTGGCTTGAAGTTAGCCAATTGGTCTACACCTTTACTGCGCAACTCCCAGGGAAAGATACCTTGACCATAACGTGTCTTATCACTATGTGCGCACTTACCACGTTCTTTAGCAAGTTCTACTGTTGCTTCTGTTAGATAAAATGCTAAATGTTCCATCCATGTCTTAACTTCTTGTAATGAGTCTTTCTCTCCATACTTAAAGCCACGTTTGGCATGCCAGTATGCAAGATTAGTTACACCTATACCTAATGGTTGAATCTCGTCATTAGATAGTTTACTTTGAATACTTAAAAAGTCTTGGTAGTCCAATATATTACAGAGGCTACGCTGTAGAATACGACAAGCGCGGCGCATATCTTCAGGATTACGGAATGCACCCCAGTTAATGCTACCGAGCGTACATAAAGCAATGCGACCGTCAGGATCATCAAGACGTTTAAAAGATTTAGTAGGTAAAAGAATTTCACAGCAAAGGTTACTCTGGTAAATTGTATGGTATTCAGGGTTGAAGGGTCCTTGGTTCATGACATTATCTATGAATACAAGATAGATACGTCCCGTGTCTGTTCTTTCTTTTAAAATACCACCTTTGAATACATCTTCTGCATTCATGGTCTTTTTGCGTAAATCCTTACGTTTTTCATATTTGACGTAAAGTTCTTCAAACTTCTGTGTATTAGTATAGAAAGCCTCGTATAAGTCTGGAACTTCGTTAGGATCAAAGAATGTTATGTTTTCTTTGTTTCTGAATCGTCTCCAGAAGAAACTACTAAGCACAACCCCATAATCCATATGACGGACTCGGGTTTCTTCTGTTCCTTGATTGTTCTTAAGTACAATAAGATCATCAAACTGATAATGCCAAA